ACACCAAGTAGACGTTCTTCTTCTGTGTTATTCTGCCACACCTTACGTAAGTATGGAAACTTTGTAAACTTAGATTGTATAGTACCCAAGATGGTGGCAAGTTCTACCTTCTTAGATAAACTTTTGATATCATCTGTTGCTCGTACAACTATCTCTGTAAGATTACAGAATTGGTATGGTCGTAAGATTATCTCAGAACAAGGGTTGCAAGCAAACTCCCAGTCAGCATCTCGTCTACCATTCCTAGCTGCTTGTTTCTGTGCAGCCTGTCTGTTAAAGATACCACGCTCACCTGACTTAGACTCAACTAGTGCAGTCCACTCACGTAAGAATGTCTCCATGTCAGGCTTCTCTGTATAGCACACACTGTTATTTGACAACGCTCTATGAGGGGCAGCTTCCCACCAGTTACCTGACTTAGCATGTCTCATACGATCATCAGATAGATTAGACAGACTGATCATAGCTGACCTACGTACACCACCAACAACAACTATCTCACCTATCTTACACATAATGTCGTGACACTCTATGCTTGATAGCTTACGAGTCTGTGCTGTCTTAAACGTACCAATCACAAACATAAACAGATCTACTAAAGGTGCAGGGCCAGATGCTCTACCACCAAATGTTTTTAACTTAGCTCCTGCAGGTCTGACCAATGACACATCCCACTTGGGTATCTCACCTGCCCATAGTAATGCAAGCAGTTGACGTAGTGCTTTAGCCCATCCTTCTTTACTATCCTTGACCACTATAGTTGTATCACTATTATACAGTGGTGGTATCTCTGGTAGCTTAGATATGTATTGTCGTTCAACACTAAAGCCTACACCTGTACCACACAGTAGTATAAACATAGCCTCGTCAAAACTCTTTGGATCATCTACAGGTAGGTAGCTACAGTTGTAACCTGCTGTGTTATCTCTGTCCAATGCAGGGCCAGCAGTCATCATCGCTCTCATAGAGGGCATCACAGCTAGACTAGCTATAGCATCATACAATTCTTCACGTGTATCTGTATCTAACTCATAGCCTATCTTGTCAGCCATGTAATCTACATACCTGCCTACAGTTTCTCCCCAGTTCTCTCGTCTTTTGTCTTTGTCCAACCATCTTGCGTAACGAGATGTATGTATAAACGCTTGATAATCTGTTGGTAAATAATTACTCATGTGTTTACTCCGTTAATATTCTAATTGTTTCTATTTTCATACCATCTATATCATAGATAAATTCATGTAATGCTTCTCTAATCTCTTGATCAACGAACCCATCAACAGGTATAGGATACTCGTCCTCGTCTAGATTCAAACCTAAAAATACTTTTACTCTCATGTCTACTCCTAATGAAACTTCAACTGTATCACATTGTCATCACCAGTTTCGACTGTTACGTTATCATTTTTATCTGGGTTATTTTGTTTCAATACTTTATTTGTATAGTTATATAACATATCTCTAAACTCTACGTTCTCTTCCATTAGAGGTATGCACGAGCTGACCAATGTACTCACAAACATTAGGTGATCATAGTCGTATACGTCTAAATTATTTTCTTGTGTCGTTATAGTACCTATCTTTAATTCTCCTGTCCACATACCATCTTCATCTAGTAGTGGAGCTAAACGAATAATAAAATCGTTAGGATCAAAGTCTAAGAATAATTTGTCATCCATGTTATGCTCTCCTTGTTTTCTTTAGTGGGAAAGGTATAACACTTTTGTCTTGTAGTTGCCATAGTGTGTCAGGTTTTTTTATCTTTTCTTTTAACCACGACTCAGGAATAATCCTATCATGATATAAGAAGTTATTCTTTTCACACCAACTTGCATACGTACCCTTTGCACCCTTATTTAGTTTTCTTTTACTGCTCTCAAATACAAACCTAATGTCAAGGTTTGGATGTTGCTTTTGTATAGCCAGATGTTTACGCCTATCTGCTTGTACAAAGCGACCTTTCACTTCTATTATAATACCATTAGGTAGCAGGAAGTCTGGCGTATATGTTCTATACATCAGGTCTTCCCACTCTATCTTAAAACATTCGTACCTAAAGTCTTGTTGTAATTCCTTCAAGTAATCAGAGACCTTAATCTCCAGACCACTACGATACCCATACTTTAACGCAGCCTTAAACTGTTTGACGTTACGCATTAGATGGATCATAGTTCTTGAACAACTTCCAGTATGTCAACAGGCTAGTGAACATAGATATATGTTTAGCATGTGACTCTTTACTCCACAGCCAAGGTATAATTAATCCTGTATCCTTTCTGTCTACAAAGATAGATACCCTCTCAGGATCTTTTACATTACATCCTTCAGCATAGGCTGATAGTTGCATACCATGTTCAGGAAATACTAAACTAGAAGGTGATTTCTTCTTAGCTTCTAAGTTGTCTTTAGTTTTAAAGTCAACAAAGATACCTGTATCAGAGTGTAGATCTATCTTACCACCATACCCTAAGTCAGCACAGAATGAATCCTCTGCAGTCCATGTCTCATTAGGGAATGTTTTATCTAAGTACTTTTTGATTGCTAGGTAGGGCTTAGTCTCTGCCCCACCTGCAAACCCTTGCTCTATCATGGCGTGGATGGTTGTACCCATCTCTGCTGCCTCTTTGCCTGTACTCTTTGAGTGTTCCTTACACCTGTAAAAGAATTGATCTGTACTTTCATCATCTTGTTTCTTTAACGTAAGTGCAGAGTTCAGAGCCTGATTTATTTTCCAGTTCTCTAAAGCAGGTTTAGCTGCAACACCAAGGATGGTAGTAACAGATGGTACATAACCATGTTTCCTAGCATCTCGTAAGTTCGTGTTACGTTCCTTACCATTGGAGCCTACGATAGTGTACGCAGCTTCTCCTGTTTTATTGTACCAGTGTTCAGACTCTGACTCTTTTTTCATTAAGCAAAGTCCTCTGCGTCTATGTTGATAAAGTCATCGACTGTCGCTGTATCAACGTCTTCTTTCTTATGCATGTTCTCATCCCACGAATTGGTAATGTACCCATTGTAGTTTGAGATCCATGCTAGGAAGTTAGCAAAGGTTTCCTGTGCCAGATCATCCATGTCAAGTGTACTTGTTAAGTCAAGAGACACAGTTGGTAGGTAGAAACAGTTACCATTAGGTAGCTTACGTTCCTCTGTAGAAAGTTTTACATTGTGCTGTATAGGTAGACGCTTCATCTTACCTAGCTTGTTGAACACATTTGTACCAAAGGTTTTGAAAGCATCTCTGTTCTCAACTTCCCATATGAATGGCGTAGCCCCTATAGTAACTGATGCACCTGTCTCATCCACAGGATTGTCTAACTCTATAGTACCAAACAGTACACGTACACGCTTGATCTGTTTCAATAGATCCTGCATCTTCTCAGGTAAAGACTTGAAGTCTTGTATATACCCTGCAGGTTTACCACAATTGAAACCACCATCGTTATCTTTCAGATCAATGTTTAGATTGTCTGCCATGATAGTCTTTACATACCTGTTAGGTGTGTCTGCTGTCTTTATTATGAAACGCTTATGCATAAACCTCTGCATGTAAGGACGTATGGTAGCCGTATTAGAGTAATATGTTGGCCCATCTGGGATGTCCAGTTTGTATGTACCACCACTAACAACTTCTACGTTTACCATTTTACCATTAACCTCTGACCTACCCATGATAGGTGAGTGGTTAATACGCACACGAGCCAGTGCGTCTGCCTTCTCCTTGTTGGAGCCTGTGTCCATTGCCATGCCCATAGCCTTTGCCATTGATGCATAGTCATTGGTATCTACTTTCATTACTTGATTATCCATGTATTAATCTCCTTTGTTTTATACGTTAAGGTTCTAGTTATATCACGCAACATCTTTTGTGTCAAGCCAGTTTGGTCCTATCTTTGCTTCTAATAATAATGGTACATTAAAGTCTATGTTCCACCTCTTATTAAAGATGTTAACGAGGTTGTCGTTAGTTAGTTTTATTATCTTTATTACTCTATCCGTTTCGTCTGGGTGTATGTCAATTACTATACTATCATGTACAGTATTAACAACACAGCTTTGCATAGAGTTTGTCTCTAAAAGCTTGTCTATGTATAGCATAGATATAGGTACGATGTCAGCAGTTGCAAAAGATTGAACAGGATAATTCTTTATCTGTGTGAAAAATGTCACACCACCGTTACGTCTACGTTGTACATCTGGGAATGCAAACTCCCTACCAGAGGGTATAGTTACCTTACCTGTAGTCAATACTTCTCGTGCTAGTTCCTTATGCCAACGTGCTATACCTGAGTACTTCTGAGTGAACTGTGCATAGTAAGCAGCTTCAGCTCTTGTTCTACCAAACCCACTCGCGCCATACAAGGGAGCAAAAGTATGTGCCTTTGCTTCTTGACGGGAGATCTTCTGTCCTGCGTCACTGATAACTTTAGCTGTATAACTATGTACATCAAAGCCTGTTGACACTTCTTGTATAGCTACCTCATCCTGACTCAGGAATGCAGCGACCCTAAACTCTAGCTGTGCAAAGTCAGCTTCCATGATCTGCCCACCATCCCATCGTGATACAAACACTTTCTTTACAGGGAATGTACCACCACGTGGCATGTTCTGCATGTTAGGTTCTGTACTAGATAGCCTACCTGTAGCTGTGGTACTCTGACGCAGCTTAACATGTAGCATACCATCAGCCTTAGTGTAGGTAGTTATACCTTCTACAAAACTAGACAGGTATGTATCCAATGCAGATAGTCTTCGTATCCTTTGTAAGAATAGTACAGTGTCACTATGTCCTTTGTCTCTGGCTACTGTCTCTAGCCTGACTAGATTATCCTTACCTGTACGAAACCCATTGGCACTAATCCAATCAGGGTTAGGTGCTGCGAACTTTAGACCTGCTACACTCGTAGTGTCAGTAAACCTATAGCCTACAGCACCACAGTCGAGACACTTAGTTGTCTTAACAAAGGGTGTACCATTCTTCTTAGTCTTACGTATCTGACCTGACCCTCTACAAGAAGGGCATTGCTTTGCCTTCTGCTTGTACAACATAGAGCAGTTGTTCTTGATAGTAGATCTGAACTCCTGATCTGTGGCACGTGGATCAAATGCATTAGCCCACATGGTTTTATCGTGTGGTTTACGACTGAATATAATCCACGACAATTGCTCTGGGCTATTGAGATTGATAGGTCTGTCACCCATAAGATGTTGCACTTGTCCTTCAAGCACAGATAGTAACTCATTCTTCTCTGTCTCAAACTCCTTGCGTACTTCTTCTAGTACATCCAAGTCTACCTTAAAACCACGTTGGTATATACGTGTGAGGCAGTCAGCTATTCTATTACTTAGCTTCACTGTCTCCATTAGACCTGCATCTTCTCCAGTAAGCTTAGACTCTAGCTTATTGAACAGGTCCATTGTAGAATGTAAGTCAGCAGATAGGTACTCAGACAACTCATCGTGTGGTATTTCTCTGGTTGTATACCCTTTGTTGAAGTAGTCCTTTAGTGTACCCATCTTCTGTGTGTCACAGTTGTATCTCTCAGCCAAGTAACTAAGGCTAAGAGGTTCTTTCTGTCCACGTTGTAGTATGTAAGCACCAAGCATAGTATCAAACACCTCACCAGTATAAGTGAAGCCTGATTCCCATATCCATATAAGGTCATGGGCTGCATTGTGCATCACCAAGAGATGGGTATCATCTAGAATACTCTGGACAATACGACCACCCTCAGTGGTAGGTTGCTGTTCACTGTGATCAAACGTCACTATCTTTTCTTTAGAGCCTGACGGCCCTTGGCACAGCATACCTACCATAGTTAGTGTGTTCTCTGCCTCGAATGGGTCAAGCATTAGCTTACCATTACGCTTCAGAGTTGTGTTCTCTACATCTAGTACTGTTACATGTCTCATTCTATTTCCTCTATCTTAGCTACAATATAACTATCAAGTATATCTCGTACCATTTGTGGGCCATGAGCAAAAAGAGTTATACTTTCTGTATCATGCTCTGCATTTATCTCATACTCCACGTAGTACTTAATCCTTGGTGGTTTGTGCATCATTTGTTTCCACTCCTTCTATCACATTGATTGCATCTTGTACAGACATTTTAAACCACTCACCTGATTTTATAAAAGATTTCTTAGCAAGTGTATGTGCTTTTGATTCTGCCTTTCTTCTGTCATCAAAGCCTCTACTAAACTCTAGCTTGTAGCTTCTATAAGGATCACCTGTCTGATATCCCTTTAGTCTATCTTCAGAGTCAACAGCCATACCTATCTTAACCCAGTCAGGAAACGCAGGGTTTGTAATTACATACACCTCACCCTCTGTAGTATCTTCGTAGTTTTTTAAGGACGAGAACGCAGCATCATTAAATGATTCATACCTTCCTGCTTTATACAGTGGGTGATGTCTTGATATGTACTTACCATCAACGAACATCTGAGTTTTATTATACTCACGTTTAGTATCTGGGTTGTCTTTATACCAATACTTTTTACCTGTTCTAGGATTGATTTCATTTTGTGTTACATCTAACATTTATATCTCCTTATATTAATTAAAATTAAACTACTAGACTTCATATCGTGCTGTCTTGTAGTTGAGTTCACAATGAACTATACCATGCCACCCTGATAGTTTGTTCTTAACTACATTAAGATGACGCTGCGTATCCTCTTCATCCTGCCCTTCGACAGGTGGATTCTTTGCTATGAGTAACATGAGGTC